GGCCTCAGACTCGGCCTTAAACGTGTCAACGCGCATCTTCTGCGCTTCCATCGACTGGGCGACATTTTGCAACATCTGCTGCATCGCGCCCATCTCCTGCATCAGCGTCTGGATCTGCTGATTTGCGGCCTGCAGCGCAGGGTTGTCCTGATCCTGCAGCAGTTTCGGGTCGATGGTCTTGCGCAGGCGTTCCGCCAGTTCCTCAGACCCCGGCCAATCCATGTTTTTCACAAACAGGTCGCCGGCCACGGCCCACAGCTGCGGCGAGCCCTGCAGAATCTGCGACATCGCGTCCATCGCCTCCTGGCGCTTTGTCAGGTACGACGGACCCGTGGTCACCACGACGTCGTACTTGCCGACGCCGGGGTTGTATATCTTCTCGATGACAACGCCCGCCTCGTCGCGAATCTCGCGCACGGGCTCCTGTTGCATCGGGTTGATCTTGGCCATGCCGGTCTGGCCGTCGATGCCGATGATGCGCGCGATGCGCTGCGTGTCGTAGATCTTCGGAATCAGGTCAATGATCTGGCGCGTCACATGACGTATGGCACGCGCCAGATTGTCCACGTAGTGATACGTGCCTGTGTCACTCTGAGCCTGACGAGCCAAAATAGCGCGGCCCGAACGTTCGTTGGAAGTCGCGCCGAGGGAAGGGTCGTACTGGCCCGTCGTGGCTTTGATGTCATCCGCAGCCCCCATCTTGGCCGCAATCAGCCCCTGCTGGGCCATCGGCGGCTGCGCACGCTGTGGCAGCGGGAACGCGTTGCCTGCACCGTCCGTAGCGTCAGGATTGACCTCCAGATACGGCCAATTCTGCGTGTTTGCCGTGCGCCACTGCTGCTCGTAGCCCTCAAACTGGCCACCGTAGCCGATGAACGGAGCCTTGGGTGCCAGCGCCAGCATCTCTGCTTCCTGCGACACCCAGTAGTTGTACATCCGCTGCGCGTCCTTGGCGTTGCGCACCAAGCCGCTGATGTGGATCTCGCCGTCAACCTCAAACTCGTTGCCGATCACGCGAATCACCGGAATCCACTTGCCGGCCCAGTCCTGTTCTTCCAGAACCTCAAAGCCGTTGGTCTTCATCCACTTCACACGCTTTTGCGTTGACTCGCGCGTACGCATGGGCTCCATGCCCATCATCTCCATCTGCTTGGCCTCGGGCGAGTCCGCAAACGCAGTAACGCCGCCAGGGTACATATTCAGCGTGGCGCGCTCTTCAACAATGTAGAAATACTCGGCGATCCGAACGGTGTTCTCGTTCAGCCAGTACCCCATCGAGCCATCACCAACCGCAGACGAGCGCAGCGACGTGATCGGCGTCGCGTCGGGAAACATGCGCTCAAACTCTTGCGTCGTCAAATCCTGCGTGATGAAGCAATACCGCGCATCCGACCCGCAAGGGTCTTGGATCATCGGGTCCATGTATACGCTGAACGCATTACGGATGCGGCCGATGCGAATATCCTGATCGAACGTGTCCTCGTCGCAATACTCTGTGAGCAGGCGAATAAAACCCTCGCCAAACGTGACCTGGTTCTCGCAGGCGGTGTCGTATGCCACGTCCGCGTCGGACATGTATTCGATGTGCCGCACGATGCCGTCAAAAATTTCCGCAACCTGCGGATCAGCGCGATCGTCGGCAGGAATGACCTTGCCGGAGGGCCGGTTCTGGCGCTGCTCGTTGGTGACCGTCCTGACGTGCTGAGGCAGCTTGTTGATCGTCAGACACGGCCTAGCGTTCACCGTCTGGCCCTGCACGCTGCCGCGCGTTGCCAGCACGTCTTGCGGCCACTGCCAGTTGTTGTCAGGGCTGCCAGCCATGAACCGCAGGTCGTCCAGCTCCGCAGAGCGCGAATTGCTGTACGCAGACTGCGCCATCGCCATGCGCTTGCGCATCTCGGCAAGCACATCCGTGCGGTCCGTGCCGCCGTTGGCTATCTTGCGCGCCCCAACGACGCCGTTATCGGTTGCCATGCTGCGTTACTTCTTTTTTGCGGGCTTTTGAGCTTCGCGCTTCGTGGAATACGCAATGGCCACGGCCTGTTTCTGCGGCTTGCCGTGCGCCATTTCCGTCTTCACGTTTTTGCGAAACGCCTCTTTTGACGCGGATTTCACCAGCGGCATTTTACCTCCCCTTACCCTTAATAAGGTTGCCGCGTGAATCAACCGGCGATTCTTTCATTTCCTGCATAAATCGCAAACGAGGAACCGCAACATCTATAGACTTCAAATAGCCTTGCTGCGCAGAAGGGCCGAGTTGCGAAAAACTTTTGTAAAGTTCGCGCTCAACTTCTTCATCGTAGGCTGGATTTTTTTGAGCAGAAGACCAAGTAGAAAGGGTTGCTTGATCGGTGTATTTGGCTTGCCCATCTTTCCAACCATCAAACGCAACTGCCCCAGGCATAGACCTGAGGAATCTGATGATGTCTTGTTTGCTCGCGTTGCTAAAATCAGGCATGGTCATTTTCCTTTCTTGGCAGTCTTCGCAGACTCTCGAAACGCTTTCGCCGTGGGCGCGCCTTTAGCCCCAGGTTTGCGCATCTTTTCGCCGCTGCCAGCCGCAATGCGCTCGCGTTTGGCGTGGATATTGGCGTACAGACCCGGTTTCTGCGGCATGATCAGCACTTCCAGCGTTTCATGGCGGCCTTGGCGCGGCTGCCCGGTTCGGATTTCGCCGCGATCGGAGCCATTCGCGCGCAAAACGACGCTTTCCGGCCCTTATCGGCCTCAGTCTTAGGGTTCGGCGCCGGCGCCTTCAGGTTTGACCCGGTTTCGCGGTTGTACTTCTGGCGGCCCTTTTCCGTCAGCCCAGCGCCACGGCTCGCGGGCAATTTCTCGCCTCGGCCTACGCTCAGGGATACGGACTTCTTCGCCACAACCGGCCTTTCAGTGAGCCATCCACCCGGCAGACTGCGCTGCGCCGCCGTACGACGACACCGTGCGCGTCTGCGCTCGGGCATTGTACTCCCGATGATATACCGGAAACGCGAACGTGCAAGCCACCGCATCTGCGGCGTCGGGGCTGGCCAGGCCGCGCTTTTTCATCTGCTCCTTCGTCTCCAGCGCAATCGCCCCAGACGAGTCAGGCCGCGTCCTCGGGCCAGTGAGATCCTTCTTTAGTACGCGATCGGGCTTCAGCGACGCGGTTTTCAGCCACTGCCTCATCAGGCCCCAGAGTTCTGCCCGCTTGTTCTGGTACATCACCGGGTTCTTGGCCTTCCAACCAAAATTCACCCCGCGCACCATCTTATAGCGCTGTTCCGTCAGCCGATCCAACACGCCCGCACCGAGCCCGCCCTCGTCCACCACCACCAGCGTGGGCCGGTGGTCTTCGATCGCTTCGATCACGTGCCCCACCACGGTCATCGTGTCATCGCCCCGGAACCGCCGAATCTCCAGCAGTTCGCGCCCGCGCCTAGCCACAATGATCGTGGAATCCGTCCCAAACCGCGCCGGGTCTACGCCCAGCACTACCGGCGCCTCGGGGTCGCGCTCCGCCGGACGGCTCATCGCCTCGTCCACCAGCCGCATCGGGATAAACTGGTACTCGTCCGCCCCCGGAAACTCGCCGTACACCTCCACCATCGCCTGCGGCGAATCCTCACCGTACTCCGCAATGATCTGCTCGTACACGCCTTTATCGGTATCCTCGACCGTTCTGGCGTCGATATTCAGCGTTTCCCAGAAATCCCGCTTGGCGTTAAAACACTCGAAAAAATACCCCGAGTTGCGCCGTGGGTTACTGAACGCGCACCAGAACCTGTGCGGCGTGTTCTCCGTGAAAAACCCCGCAGCCACGCTCCAGATACTGTCCGGGATACCACTGGCTTCGTCGAACACCACCATCATGCCGTCGTCGTTGTGCGCGCCAGCGTAGGCGTCCGGGTTTTCCTCGCTCCAGAGCTTACCCTCCGCGCCCCAGTACCGCGTGCCCTTTTTTAGGTCGCGCTCCACCAGTTCCGTCAGCCACTTCGCCGGCACGATCCGCGTCGCGCTGATCTCGAACCAGTGCGAGTGCATGATCATCGCCAGCCACTTCGTGATCTCGGCCCAGGTCACGCTGCGAAGCTGCGCCTCTGAGTTCGCGCTGACGATCACGCTGCTGCCGATGCGCGTCGAGAGCATCCAGAGCACCAGCCAACTGACCAGCGCCGACTTCCCGATCCCCCGCCCCGAGGCAACCGCCAGGCGCATCACCTCGTACATATCCCGCGACCCGTTTGCCGCGATGTGATCCCGGATCTTCCGCAGAATCTCCCGCTGCCATTTCCGGGGCCCGGTACGCTTTTCCAGCGGCGTACCCTTTTCGCCCCACGGCAGTGCAAACATCACCCACGCTTCTGGATCGTCGCGAAGCTTGGCGCTCCACATCCGGCTCATCAGAGCCTGCTCTTCCTGCGGGGTGTATTTCGGAGTCTGCATTTATATCGTCAGCGGCGTATATTGGCGCATATCGGCGTTCATTAAACCTCAGCCCCCAGCGATTCCCGCGCCAGCGGCTCAGCCCGCACCAGCGACTTCGGTTCTACGATTACCGCATCCTCGATCGCCTGCACACGCCTCTGCGCCTGCTCCAACGCCGCAGTGATAGATATCTGCTGGCTCACGTCGACCTGCACCTGCTGCTTTGCCACCCACTCATGGCGGTGACGGAGAAACTCCAACGCAGCCTTCGCGTCACCACCCTCTGCGGCTTCGAACACCACGCGGGACATCGACATTTCACTGTCGGCGCGGCCCTTCATCTCGGCAATCTCGGCCGTGCGATCCATCAGCTTCAGCCGGGCAAACTCCTCCGGCAGCAAGCCCGCAACCAGCGCCAGCGATTCACCTTTCAGGCCGAGCCTTGCACCTTCGTAAATGCGCTCTAGCACCGCTGGGGTGGCTTTTAGCTCTCTAGCGCGGATGGGGAGATCGCGGAACATCGCCTAATGATAGCAGCAGAGGGAATGCTGGGAGGGGTGTTTTTGTTACTAAAAAATTCTTGCGGGGGGTCCCCGACCTTTCGCCGTCCCGCTCGGACCCCACCGGGGGCCTCCGTGGCCGGGGGCTCTCGCCGCCGCTCCCCGCTCGCCCACCGATACCCTACCCAGTACCGTATCCGCGGCCGTCGGCCGGTGCGCCACCAATAGGCTGAGTCTATCGCCACCTGATCTGGCGGATGCGGCGCCTGATAGTTCGGGCCTATCCCGTCCCGGTCGTGCTTGATCGGCGCCCGTCCTAGCCATGCCGGCAGTGCATGCGCGCAGGGTTCCGTACTATCGCGCCGCGTTACTATCGCGCCGCAATACTATCGCGCCGCGTTACTGTTTTTCTGAGCGTTGTCAATGTTGTCAATGTTGTCGTGACAACG